GAAGACCCTGGCAAAGGAACGCATCGGGTCGTGAGCGACGCGGCTGCGTTCGACTTTGAGTCGGCGTGGTCTTCGTGGTTCGCGAGCCCAGTCAGGGAAGATCTTCAGGCGGGTATCGCCACAGAGTTGGAACGCACCAGTGGCCTCTTCGACGTTGAGGACGGCACCCACGCCAAATGGAACGGTGAACGTCTGGGTGTTCTAACAGTGTTCAACACCGACGAACTCGCAGCGTTGCTGTGTGCGTGGGGAGAGGCCGAGAACGGCAACTGGTTGGCTCAGAAAGAAGTGCTGATCTGGTTGGAGAAGTGGATGCAGTTCATCACTTGTTGCGTTGAGGCGGCTCCACCCGACTGAGGTCGGCGTCGCAAATCTCGGCGAGTTCTAACAGCCCCGTGCGGGCCCTGACGAACCGCTCGTGGTCCCAGGAGTGGAACAGCGATTTGCGGAAGAGGCGCCATTCGAGGTCTCGGAACGCCTTGTCCAAATCGTCGACTGTTTCAACGCATTGTTCAGGTGTCGGTTTCCACGGTGGGGCCGCTGTGTTTGTCAACTCGTTCCTTTACGACGGGGTTGTCGAAGAGTTGTTCTTGGAGGTTGGCGATGATTCGGTCTCGTCTACGAGCCAGAGTCGTTTTAGGGATGCCAATAACGCGGCCAACAAAACGCAGAGACAACCTAACGACAATAAGCATGTCAAAAATCCAGCGGTCATCTTCCTCCAAGGTGTCGAGGGCGTCTGCGAGGGCTTCGCGGAGCAGCAGTTGTTCCAGTACGGATTCTTCGGGTTCGTCGAGAGGGAAGCAAACCATGAGTGCTTCAATGGGTGACATTGCTCGGTGGAATGCCGAAGCGTGTCGCCGACGGCCGCTTCCGTTTGCGAGTAGTGGGTCGTAGAGGGATTCTTTGCGGCGTCCGTCATCTGTCACTGCCGTTGCTCCAAGGGAAGAGGGACGGCTTGAAGCCGTAATATGCTTTACCCTCTCGGAACGACCCTGGGGTCGCTTCTCCCTTGTCAATGAGCTTCGTGATCGTCTTCAATGGAACGAACGCGTATTGTTGTTTCGGCGTTGACCAGATCCACAACCAGACGGGCATGTGCCCCTCCCACATGGTCAAAGCCGACAGTTTTTCTTGTTTCAGTTTGAGGCCTTTGGCGCCGCAACCCATTACTTCGATGAGTGTGTTGACGGTGACGTAGTCGGGGGTGTACCGCATGAACAGTGGCAGTGTTTCTATCGAGTAGGGCGGCCGGTTGAATCCGTATCGTGCCCATCCGTCGGTGCGTTTCTCGAATGCGCCTTCGGCTTCGTCACCCATTGTGTTGTATCGTTGTTGCCAGGACAGGTCGGAGAATCCGCCTGTCACCGCGGAATCTTTCTCACTACGAGCATTTGCACCAGTCGGTCGTCGGGGTAGGCGACGCCGTTGAGGGCGTCTTCGACTAGTTTACACAGGTTGGATGCGTCGGCGGTGAGGGGTGACACGGCTTCGTCGAGGGGGGCGATGGTCACCTCGGTCCAGTCGGGGTGGAATGTCATGGTGAGTGAGACTGGGGTTTTGTAGTAGGGGCCGTCGTACAGGTTGGCGATGCGTTGTTCGGCGTCGAGGGTTTTCTTGTCGGTGTATGCGCGGCCTCGGGCGAACCGTGGCCGGCTCTTCGATTTGGGTCGGCCAGGGATTTTGAACGCGTAGGTCACAGGTCGAAGCGTAGCTGGGCGCATCGGTCCAGCATCCGTTGGCGCCAAGCCAGGGCGTATTTGGGGCAGTTGTTGCAGTGTCGGTGGGGGCACCCGTCCATCGGGGGGTCGTAGCGGGCCTGAAACGACCACGCCATCGAGTCGGCGCTGGTCAACAGGTCGTGGTTGGCGGCGTATGCGCTGCCCTTCACGCCGAAAGCATGCAGGTTGAGGGGGTACAGGGAGTGAATGATACGACTGATTTCGTTCGTAGCACCACGGCGGCACACCGAACCGAGGCCAATGACCGGCTCGTCGCCAAGCTCCACGCCGGCAGCCGTGAACAGGTCGACGCAACGCTGGTAGTCGTCGAACTCCCAGCCTTGGAGAACGGGTGCGACGGTCATTCCTAAGAGTTGCCGTAGTTCAAGAAAGTTGTCGACAGTCAGGCGTTGATGGTCGGCGACGGTCAGGCCCGACGCGGTCAGAGCGGACGCCTCACACATCCAGTCTTGGGGGGCAGCCCAGTCCAGCTTGCCGATCTCGTCGGCGTAGCGGCGGACCTGATCGGCGTAGTCGGCTGGGGACATTTCCCACCGGCCGTAGGCGTGGATCTCTGTGAACCCGCCGCTGTCGAGCGCCCAGTTGGTGATGGCCCGTGGCAGCGTCTTGCGGGGTGCCAGGGTTCGACGGGACACGAATAGTGGCACATCTACTGACGCGAGCCAGTGAGCTTTGTGAGTGCCGAGATAAAACACGGGCTAGCCGCAGGTACACGCGTCGATTGAGCAGCACGGACCTGGTCTGACACCGCCACACTCGGCACAGTAGGGGTGTAGGTGGTGGTATTTCCACGCACAGTCGCTGAGACCGCCCACGATTTCATGCTCGTTGTCGGCAGCGTTCCCGACGACACGTTCAACCCACTCTTGGAAAAGCGCCGTGTCGTTTTCAGGGATGTCTTCCTCGGGAACGCCGTGGATGTGCAGCAGCGCAGCTCGCAGCTCGGCCATCACGTCGGAGTGGGCGGTCTCGGAAATGGTCGCCGAAAGGACAACGGTCATTTCTTCATTCATGTCAACGTCCCATCTTTGTGCCGGCATCATCGACAAGTTTGTGCAACTGTTGTTCGCCGCTCGCTCCGCGGGCGGCAAACTTCTGACCCCATTTCAGGTCGCATTGACGCGTCCATTCAAAGACTGCGTCGTGGGCGTAGAGCTGGCGGAACAGGGAGCAGGCGAATGAGAACAGGGCGAGGCTGCGGTCGTTGTGGGTGGGGCCTCGGTCCCAGATGTCTCGGGCGACGAATCTGAAGTTGGCGTCGATTCGTTGTTGCGTGAACTTGGGGGTGTGGATCGGCCGTGTGGATGGTGGCGGCTGATACAGGGACGCTATTTTGACGATCTGTTGCCTTGTCGTCATCGAATCGAATGCTTCGTTGGTGAAAGCCTCAAGGGTCAGGTTGCTCTCAGAGCCCCGCACAGCCTCCTGACGGCCTTCTGGGCGTGACAGCGCATAGGGGAGCCGTATTCCGTTGCCGAAGCCCTTAGCGGGCATCGTTACCTGTTTCGGGTACACCTCTTTAGTGGGACTGTCGACGAGTTGGCAGGCAGCGAACATGGCGTTGCGTCCCATCTGGGCAGGCAGGTTCTCTTCCAGGAACACCCACAGGTGGTAGCCCTTCGATCTTGAGATTTCAACCCAGGCGGTGATGCCGAGCTGGGCGAGTAGTTCCCTCACGTTGACTGCGTGAACGAACGAAATGTCGCCCTCGTCCCAGTCGACGGCCAACCAGCCGACGTTGCAATGCGGGGAGCCCTTGACTTCCATGAGAGGGTACACGCCGAGGCGGTGCGGACCGCCCAGGTGGCCGCGGATCGCTTCCTCGAAGATGATCCCGTTGGCCGGCACCGGTGTGCCATCCTCGCCGCGCCACGGGCGGAACTCGCCGTCGGCTGTTTCCTTCGCCAAAGCGTTGCCTCGGAACAGGTGACAGAACCTGTCGACTACCTCAACGTCCACGACCGTGGGAATCATCGATGGTCATCAATCAACCTGTCCAACAGTTCCTGCGCCTTGTTGACGAGGAACTGGTTGCCGTCGTTGACGATCAACCTGAGCAGGGACCGTTTGATCAGCCACAGTTCAGGAGCAGAGACTTGCAGGTCACCCATCAGTCCCTCACCGCATGTACCTGTCATCAGGCGGAATGTCGTCGTCACGGTAGGGGCGAATCTGGCCGGTGTGTGGGCACAGAAAATACTCGAAGTCGCCGAGCTTGTTCGGCGGCCGCTTGTTCTTCGTGAGCCGCATGTTGACTGACACCGAGTGGTAACACTTCTCCAAATAGGTGAGCGCAGGATCGTCGCGGCGACGGTACACGCCGAGGACCGCCAGGGCCTCCTGCTCGCCGCCGTACTTGCCGGCCGTGATCGTCGCCGGCTTATGCCGGTCACCTGATCCGCGGCCAGCCTGATGCACAACCGCCAACGGGATGGAAACTTCTTTGCACCACCGTTTCAGACCCTGTGCTTTGCCTACCACACCGGTGTGATCCGATTCTCCTGGTTGAAGCTCAAGATAGTCGACCATTGCGAAGTCGGGGTGGCGACCCCAATAGTCCTGCGCTTCTTTCAAAGTGTCCGACATCTGTGTGAAGGTGAGCGCCCCGTCGTTGATGAGGATTCTGTCGAACAGGTTGCGTGACGCTGAACGAATCTCTTCGAGAACAGCTTCGTCGCCGTCTTTGATCTGCTGCTCAAGTTCCTCACCGTTGCGGCCGTAGGCGATGCAATGCAGTTTCTGTACGACGAGTTCCCGCGGTTCATCGGGGGAGAACAACAGGATGTGTCCGTTGGTGTTGAGCAAAGCGTTGACTATCGACTGGTACAACACCTGCGACTTGCCGTTGTGCGAGTGGCCCACAACCAGAAGCATTTCGCCTCGGGCCAGCCCCCGCATGCACAGGTCAACCTCGGGGTAGCCGAGCAGGAAGCGGCCTTCGTCGTTTTTGACGTAGTCGACGAAAGACTCGAACGCCGTCGCAGTTGGTTCAATGTACTTGTAGTCGGGGGCGTCCCCGTGGTGGTCCGAGGACGCCCCTCTGAGCCGTGCAACTATTTCCTCGGGGGAGAGAGGCGACGGCAGTTCAGACATTGCGTTCCCGACGAATCCGATCAGGTTTGTCGGCTATCAGACCCCGCAGCGTGTGTGCATATCTTCCTCGCTGAACGGGTGGAAACTGCCATCACCTGCCTGGATGTTCTTCGGAGCGTCTGACAGCCACAAGCCGATCCGTTCACCTCCGAGACCGTAAGCCTTCGCGCCTGCTTCGCTGATGGTGAAGTCAGGAGCGTTGGCCTTCCACTTGCCCGACGCCTTGTTGGCTGCGTTGTCGAACACGACGATCTTGCCGTCGTCAGTTTTCTGACCGGCGCACAGAAAAGCCACCGTCCACGCGGCCTGCCGGCCGTCGGTGACGAAGCCGTCGGCGTCGAGTTCCATCTTCTTGCGGGCGCGCCCCGCCGGCTTCGCCGCCGCAGGAGCAGGGAGCGCCGGTGTCGCCGACGGGGTCGCGTCCTGGCCTGGGGCGAACACAATCTCCGCTCCTGGGAATGCTGCCTGCACCTGGTTGACTGGCGCCGTCACAGACGGCGCCGGTGCGGCAATGTCACCAGCCTTGTCGAGAATGTCGTTGAAAACCATCTCGGCACAGGCGAGGTATTCGGCGATGCCGGCCTCACCCTTGCCGTGGCACAGCTCCCCAGCTACCTTCGCTGACGTTTGGGCGATGATCGCCCTGTCTCGGTTACTCATCTGTATTGCTCCTTCCCTTTCGGGTTGTTGGTTACCAGTTCGTCGGCTTCGAGCCGACACCTAGATACTTTCCTCGACAGTTAGCCCAGTTGGGGCACCAATCGTCGGAACATTTCCAGCCATCATAGCGCAGCGGCCAAGACGGAACCTTCGCCTCGATCAGGTCAGCGAGGCTGTTGCACAACGGAACGAGCGCAGCCCAGTCCTGAGCGGTACGGGTCACGTCGATGATCTCGACTTCACCGTGGGCGAGGTAGCAGAACCTGAACGGTTGCGGCGACTCCAAGTCGCCGCGTTCATGGGCCCGTGCCAACGTGTACACCATCGACTGCAAGTCATTGCGGCGAATCTCCCACGGTGGGGCGTGCCGCCCCGTCTTCCAATCCCAGGTCAGATCAGATTCGTCCAAATCGCGGGTGCCGTACAGGGAGATGCGACGCACCTCATCCTCATGGAGAACAAACTCGAACGACTGTTCCACACCCACAGGGTTCAGGTACGGGAACACTTCCTGATACCAGACGGCGACCATTCGCACAGCGAGTTCGACGGTCGCCGCGGGGCTTTCATTCCATTTCTCGATGCTGTCCACATGGGCTTCCCACTCCATGTGGAAGATCTCAAGAACGTCGTCGCCGGTGAGTTCGTTGCCGGCCATGCGAGCCGACAACGCTGCTTCGATAGCGGCATGCACGACGGTGCCTCGCACCATCTTGCTGCCCTGCGTGTCGACAGCGGTCTTGTTGCGAATGGTGCGGGCCTGCTCAGGGCACGCCGAGAACGTGTTCAACCAGGATTGCCTGAACCTGTGTTCTATCATGCCCACAGATTAGACGGGGGGTGTGACAGCCGATGGGGATGCGTATCAGATATCAGAAGATGGCCCCAGGGGGCCATCATCAGATATATCAGATAGCGCCGGTCTCGCGCAACCTCTTCTCGTAAGACCGCAGAATCTTCGCCACACGGGACCGGCTCACACCGGCCCACCGACCCACCTCTGCCTGGCTGTGGGTGCCACCGTTCACCAGCCCTGCGACATCATCCTCGCGGGCATCGGACAGCTCCGACCTGAGCTGCTGTAGGTCGCGGTCCAACATGGTTCGCATTCTCATACGATCCCGAGGCTTGAGCCTCACCAAGGTCTGTTGCAGCTCGTCGAAGGCTGGTAGAAACAGGTGACCGTCACTCGCCATCTCGATGTTCCTTCTGTTCTTTCACATCGTGT